CCAACGGTGTGGCGGTGCCTAGGTGCTGCTCTACGCTGGCGATGGCGGCGCTCAAATAGAGCTGTAGGCCCGCGTCCTCATCATCGTGGTCGATTCGGCAATGCAGCTTCAGGGCGTACAGGGAAACGGCGGTCATATTTGTCCTTCAAAAATAGGGTTTGCCATCCGCGTCCTGGCACGCCTTGCGGCACCCCCAGGCAGAGTTAAACGAAAGTGAAACTGTCGAGCGAGAACGCCTGTTCCTGCTCGGCTTTGGTGGCGGCACCCAGGGCCATGGCCAGCGCCTGCATCCCGTCGATGCGGCCCGTGCTGCGGCTCTTTTCAAACTTGCGCCCACCGGCTGGGTCTTTGGTCACCGTGGCATTGGCTGCGCACATCGTGAGTACCGGGTGTCCACCGTGGGCGATGCGCCGATTCAGCAGCTCAGCCTCCAGCGCGTCCAATGCCGGGGCCATGTCTTTGAAGCCCTGGCCAAACGGCACCATGGGCAGATCGCAGCCGATGGCGTCAAGCTCTTTCTTGAACACGTCAATGCGCCAGCGGTCGAAGGCGACTGCTCTAACGTCAAGGTCGGCCAGCAGCTCAGCCAGCTCAGCAGCGACAAAGCTGTAATCAACCGATGCGCCTGGCGTGCTGCGCAGATGGCCTTGTCGGTGCCACACGTCATAGGGGGCACGGTCGCGCCTGGCACGCTCAGCAAGTCCTTGCTCGGGTGTCCAGAAATACGGCACCACCTGCCACACGCCCCCCACCTGGCCAATGAGTACGGCGGCGGTTAGGTCAATCCTTGCGCTCAGGTCAAGCCCAACGAAAACAGGCCCGTCGAAGGGCAGCACAGGCGAGCCGCAAGCCTTCCACACGTCCGGCGAAACGAATGGGCTCTCGGTCGAAACTCGCTGGCATAAGAGCAAATTACGGGCGCTGTTTTCCATGCTGGGCATCCGTTGCGCTTGCGTCATCTGCTCGCGTAGATCGGCCTCGCTGCGGAACAGGCCCAATGCCGGGTTGGCGGCGCGCCATGCCGATTCGTCCATCAGGTCGCAGCCTTCGGGGGCGGCGTAGACGTGGCTCACGATCTTCGGGTCGGCACTGCGGCGGGCATCGTCAAGCCACACTGACCACAGGTCGGCATCGTTGGCGGCGGCGGTTGAAATGGCGATCAGCAGCGGCGCATCGTGGGCACCCTGGCTCGTGGTGATGGCGTCGACAAAATCACTTTGTGGCCCCTTCACCTGGCCTATTTCGTCAAGGATCGCCAGCACGGGAGACAAGCCGTGGGCGGTTTTGCCGTCAGCAGCCAGCGCGCGATATTCGGTATTCAAGGGCAGGCCGATCAGGCGCTTACCGCTCGGGACAATGCGCACCAGCGGGGCCAGCGTGGGCGATTGCTGCACCATTTTGCAGGCCAGCGAAAAGACAAGGGACGCTTGATCGCGGCTCATGGCACCGCTCACGATCTGGCTGTTTTGCTTGGCTTCAGGCCCGACAAGGTGCACCAGCAGCAGGGCGGCGATCAGCCCACTTTTGCCATTCTTGCGAGCACACGCCAGATAGGCCCGCCGGGTGCCGTGCTCGTTTGAATACACGTCGCGCAGGAACTGCTTTTGAAACTCAGCCAACACCAGCGGCGCGCCCACTTGCGCACCTTCGGGGATGCGTAGGTGGCGCTCGCAAAATCGAATGACGCGATCAGCGCGGGTCATGGCGGTAGCTTCGGGCAATTTATTGCCCGAAGCTAGACCGCACGCAAGCGGGGGATCAAGTCATCGCCTTCCTGCTCGCGTGCCTGGCGCTCGTTTGACAATGCTTTGGCTGCGTCAGCAGAACGGCCCACCGTGGCCAGCGCATGAACGTGTAGAACCCGGCTCAGACTCACGGCCCGGCGGCTCAGTGTTTCCACCAGCGTGGCCAGCGGGTTGACCTTGCCCCCCACCACGTAGCCCTGCTCGTCGAGCTGGGTTTGCAGCCGCTCAATATCCGCTTGCGAGCGCGCCAGATTTCCGGCCATGGTTAGATCGGTATCCGTCCAAGTGTCTCGGGCCCGGGCGGTAACGATGGCATTCCAGAACGGTAGATCGCCTACACGCAAGGCAACATGCCCAGGTGGCTGCAATGGCCCCAGGGATGCGTTCTTGTGGGCGGTCAATGCTGCGGCTGCACTGTCGCTTCTCTGGCGCTTAGGCGTCGTTTTCATGGGCGGTTGTTTTGCAGATAGCAGAAAAATGAAGGAAACAGGTCGGTGTTTCGCGTTTAGGCGCTGGTGATTGCTGGCGATGCCGTCGAAGGCTCACCAGACGCATCAGACGGCCCGTGGCGCGCTCTATTCCAGTGGTGTGCACCTGCCCTAGGGTTGCCCTGCTCATCGCATCCCATGCGAGCCACAGTCCCATTCATATCGCTGGCGGTCTTCAGCGAGTGGCACGGTGCGCAGCACGAAACCAGGTTGCCGCGCGTGTTGTCGGCTGGGTTGTTGTTGCGGTGGTCGACCGTGTTGGCGGGCGTCAGCACACCAGGTGGGCAGTACTCGCACAGTGGCACCTCTTGCAGCACTTGCTGTCTCAGCCGATGCCATGCTTTCGAGTTGAGCGGTAACGTCCTGCCGTTGCCGTCCTTTGTCCACCGGGCGGCGGGCTTCACCGGGTAGCCGTTGCGGTCTAAGCCCTTGGGCGGTGGCAACTGCGCATCGCGGAAAAAGTTGGGCGGGCGTGTGCTCATTGCTTGCTCGGGTAGTCGGGCGCGGCCGGGGTGGCCTGGCCAGTCGGGGCGGCGTCGATGCCCGGAATGACGCTCATGTTTTCCAGGGCGCGTGCTTCGGAGCGCAACAGCCAGCCGTCCGAGATACCGGAGCTGTAGAACGCGGCGCGGTGTGCGCTGTCACCACGCAACAGCCCTTCCAGGTTGAACTCTGGGTAGTAGCTCAGCGCAGCCGCTGGCGTGAGTAGCTGGCGGGTGATGGCACCTTCAATGGCGCTCAGGTGGCGTCCCAGCGTGTGCACGGCAAACCAGCGGTTCATCTCGCTGCTCACGCTGTAGTTGGCATTGCTCAGGTCTGCCAACATGATGGGCGGCACCTTGAACAGCCGCGCCACTTCCTGAACGCTGAACGCACGCGATGCGACAAACTCACTGTCGCTCAGGCTCATGGATACGGGCGTGTAGGTGACGCCAGCTTCCAAGATCGGCACCTTGCCCGCATTGCCACCACCGGCGTACTGCGATGCCCAACTGTTTGCAAGGGCGGTTCGCTGTTCTTGCTTGAGTTGCCCAGGCATGGACAAGATGCCGGATGCGCGCGTGCCGTTGTCCCAGGTTGATTGCCCATGTTGCGCCTCAGACTGCGCAAGCTGGATCACAGCGCGGGCGGTTTGAATGGGACTCACGCCGATCAGTGGATCACTGCCAGCGCGGTGGCGCAAATGAAACACGTCACCAGGCAACAGGCGCTCACGCTTGCCGTCTCGGTCGCTGTACTCAAACCCGGCGATGCGGTCACCGGCTCGCATGATGGTGATGCGCTCAGGTGCCAGCGGGTCAAGGCTCACCACCTGGCCAGCACGGTCGCGTGTGATGCGGGCATACCCGTTGCCGTGCAACAGCATGGACGATACAACCCACTCCCAAAATTCTTGGGCGCTCTGGCTGTCGTTGGGCGTGCGGTGCAACACCGTGGCCAGCGGGTGCACTGCCACCGTGCGGTCTCCGTTGTCTGCCTTGCGGTACAGCTTCAAGGGCAGGGAGCCGATGGCTTCAGCGATCAGGGCCACTGCCGCGTAAACAGCAGCCACACTCTGCGCAGATTCGGCGCTCACAGCACTGGTGCCAGCCACAGGCCAGCCATTCAAGCCCAGCACGGTGGAGCGCTGCTCGATGCCGATGGCCTGGCGCAGGCGGGTGATGATGCTCACGAGCAAGTCCCCAGCCACAACGAATTGCAGCGGATGAAGTGATCCACGTCGAAGGGCTTGGATCGCATGGCAACAGTCGTATCCGAGTAGGCCGGGTCGCTGGTCAATGTGATTTCTGCCAGCTCTACTGCCAGCAGCTCACGAACCATGGTCGAACCACGTTCTTCCCAGCGGTCGCCACCAGGTGCAACCCGGAAGCCGAACGAACAGCCTTGCACGTCACCACGATCCACCAGGATGGCCAGATCGCGCCCGTGTGATGTGTCGGGCAGGGACAGGGTGAACGCCAGTCCTTTGGCATCCTCTCGGAGTTGCAGCGTGCCACCGCGTGTGGTGCCCAGCAGGGCGGTGCCATCGTGGTGGTACAGGGCGCGAATGTTGGAACCCGTCGCCAGCGATTTGGCGAAGGCACCGGGGCGGATCACTTCGGAGAATGTGCCCAGGTTGGCCTCGGAATTGAACACGGCCGCGTAGCCGGTCAGCGTCTTGTTGCCAGCAGCCGTTAGGGTGCCGTGTCCGCGTAGCTCCAACATTCGCAACTCCTTAGATGGCCAGATCGTCAGCGAATACAAACGCCTTCGGGTTTCGGATTACCGCGTCCATCGTGTGAAGGATGCGGATTTGCACGTCCCCACGCTCGTAAAACCCGGCGGCAAATGGGTTGGCCAGCAATTCGGTCACGCCCCACTCACCGATCAGGATTTGCGAAAAGTCGCCAGCGATCACGCGGCCCGTGGCTGGTGAACCGGCCTTTGCGTCAAGCTGGTTTGTCACCGATGCGGGCAAACCTGCCACCATGCCACCGGCCATCAGGTACTCGGCACCATTGGCGGCGTTTTTGAGCGTGGTTTGCAGCTTGGTTGCACCCTTCGCATGGGTCACGATGGCGTTGGGCACCACGTTTTCCAGGGCAAGCTTTTCGAGCATGGCCACCAGCGCGGCCCATGTCACCGTGCCCAGCGCGTGAGTCAGCACGCCAGCACTGGCCAGAATGCCCACCGGCTGATTGGCAACCGCGGTGCCATGCAACAAAGCCTTGTCAACAGCAAGCCCGATCACTTGCGCGAAGTCATCGCGGGTCAGTTGCTCAATGGCCGGGTTGGCTTGCTGGATCAGTTGGCGGCTCATGGACGACAAAGCGCCCACGTGCTTGGGGGCAAGCTTCACATCGCCATAAGTGGCGCTCGATTCGGTCAGGGCGGCACCTTCAGCGATCCAGAAAGCCGATGCACTGCCGGTCTGCTTGGGGATCACGGTATCGCCACGCAAGCCGGGCAACACGCGGGCACCCAGCGAGCGAACGATCATCGAATTGCGCAGCAAGCCGATGAACTGCTCAGGGCGGTATTCGTCAGGCGTCACAGCGGCGTTGGTGGTGGTGGTCTGGGTGGCGCGCTTCTCGAACACGCTTGACGGCACCAGCAAACCACCCTGGCGAGCTTCAAGGCCCTGGCGCTTGGCTTCCTGCTGGAACTCAGCAAGGGCACCACCAGCGGCGCGGTTTTCCACCTGGCAACGAATGGCGTCCAGGACGTTGATTCCCTGCTCCAGGTTGCGGCGCGCATTGTCAACCGGCGTGCCCAGGCTGCGGCGCTCGGCGGCTTCGATGAACTCGGCGCGGCTTTCTTGCTGCTCCAGATCCACGATGGTGGCCTTCAGGGCGTCGAACTTCGCCTGGCCTTCGGGCGTGAGAGTGGGCGTGCTGGCCAGCAGGGTGCGGGCTTCGGTGACTTTGGCGGCGCGGGCTTCGCGGATGGCGTGCAGTTGCATTTGTGGGCTTTCAAAAGTGCCCATGCGGTCGCCGGGCTTATTTCATATGGTGAGATTGTATTATCACATTGTGAAACCGGCTGTCAAGCGAAAAAAAGCCACCGGGGTGGTGGCAGGTGTCCACAGCGTGTGTGAACCTTTGCAGTGCAAGGGTTGGCAGATCATCCATTTCTGGATCATCGAACTCCCGGCGCGCGGGTGTCATTGCTCAAAATGACACCCTGGCGTGTGCAGCGGCGGTCTCGGCTGCGAAGCCTTGGGATTGCGGTCGCGCGCCACCATGTTGGCCTGCAACTTGAGGTGGAACTGCCGGTTCCACCTCAAGATTTGCAGCATCAGGTGCTGGCGAGCTTTCGGCGGGTTGCACCTTTTCACCAAGCGATGCGCGCAGTTTTGCTCACATCTCGCTCACCACGAAAGTTTCGTAGATGCACTGGCTTTTCAGCGCATCTCGCACCGTCGCCAGCGTGAAACGTTACCGGCGGGGGTGTCGGCAAATTTTCTGATACCGGCCAGCGTCACCAGCGAGCGGGGTTTGCCGGCCAGCGTCACCGTGTGCACCGTGCGCCGATGGGCCAACCGCGCTTTTCATCCTCGTTTTGATCCAAAAGACTAGGGGCACGCAACCCACGGTTATCTGATAGGGTATCGGAACACCTGCCACCGGATGTGACTTTGCATGGGTCAGCGCTTTAGCCACCTATTGACGGTCGTCAAGGGCACGCCCACAGCAGCAGCAACAGCGCGTTGTGAGTGACCCAGGCCGATCAGCCGCAACACCTCGGGCAACAGCAGGGCGCGATCCTTTGCACCCTTGCGGGCACCAAGGCGGGACTGATAGGCTCGGAAGCTGGCGGGGTCGAACTTCTTCCACACCCAGCGTGCGCAGCTTGCCGATATGGCGCGCACCTCAGCCATGGGCAGCGGCACCGCAAAGCCTGCATTGAAGTCCTCAGCCAGCGCGCGCAGGGCGTCCCGGAAGTGCTCAAAGCCACCAGGTATCCAGAATCTTCGGACAAGGCTGTAAGCGGGCGTTCTGAGCCGCTCGAACAGCTCGCAGTTGCGGCCCAACCCAGCGTAATCAGGATCAGACACCCGCTTCTTCATGTCGGCTATGCGGGGCAGGTCAACCCACTCAGCCAGATCAGCCAGCGTGTAGGTGGTGGCCCATTGCTGGGTTTGCCAGCGCGGGTGCAATGGGTTTTTGCACAGGTGGCCTGAATAGCCGGGGTCGGCCCTCAGCTTGCGCCGAATGCCCTCTTGCGCAGCAGCCAGATACAGCAGCGGCTTTGCCCTGGCTGCGTCTGTGCGGGGTACTGGTGTCTCCAGGGCATACAACAGGTGTGCGTGCCCATTGCGCGGGTTTTCAATGGCCAGCGTGGGCGGTGGTGCGCTCAGTCGGCTCCAGCAGGTCGCGCCGTCTGGCTGGTCAACATCGAAGGCCAGCCATACCACTTTGCCGCTGGTGTTGGGCTGTAGGTGCGAGAAAGAAAGTGCTTCTTCGCGGCCTCGGACTGTCTGCCCATCGCGTGGTTCGTTGGTACAATATGGACGCCGTGGAAGATTTTCCGCAAAGATTTTTAATGCTGCCTGCATTGATTCCTTTTCATGGTTTGAAGCCCTGCCGTCTCGTCCACGGTCAGGGCTTTACTTTTGCATTGTATTGCAAGGGCGCTATTTAATCGCGGTACAGGATGGCGGCACCGTAACGCTGTCGAATGATGGCCAGCGCTCGATTGGCGCGATCAGCATTTGTAAACCACGGGGTTTGCTGCTCACGCCCTGCCTTCAAGTAAATAACGCATGTTTTGCTCATGGGGTGCCTTTTGTGCCCTGCAATGCGGCGCAGGGCTTGCCGGTTATGGGTTGGCCAGAACAGCGAACCCAACTCGGTTGCCGTTCACGTCATACAGCGGGAGGTTAATCGTGTCTCCAGCGTCCTCCAGGTGACTTGCCAGATCGCGCAACATGCGCGCCACCTCCAGCAGCGGGGCACCGTCGAATGCCGCGTTATCGGTGTTGATTTCCAGTTTGAATGTCATTGGTTGTCCTCTATTTCCCACAGTTGGGCCTTCAATTCTTCCTGCCTGCCGTAAAGCGCATCGCACTCCCACAGCGCACATTGGCCGGGTTTCAGCGTGGTCTCAATGGCTTGCTGCTTGGCGCGCAGGATCGCCAGCTCGGCCTCCAGCGTGGTGCGAATGATGTGGTGGCTCATGGTCATGGTGCGTCCCCCTCTACGGCCTTGCTCAGCAAAATCTTGATGTACCCGGCTCGGCTCCTGTCGCACCGGGCGGCGGCGGCGTCAACCCTGGCCAGCAGTGCCGTGGGCAGCTTCAGGCTGATTGCCGTTTGATCCTTTTTTGCCTGCACTGGCTCGGCTGGCTTCGCGTCAGGTGCGCCAGCGATGAAGCTTTGCGCGGTCGGCTTGGGGATGTTTATGTGACTTTTCATTGATACCCTTTTGATACGGCTTTGATACTATCAGAATATCAGCAGCGCATCAACAAATTTTTGCAGCTCGGCACAGGCTTTGCCGTCCTTGGGCGTGTATTCCAGCACTGACAAGCCATGCCCAGCAGCGTTTGCAACCGACTTGCGGCGGGCGATCGGCGTGGGCAGGTAGGCGAGCTGCGGGAAGTTTTCCAGGGCGGCGGCGGCGTCCTCGTTGTCGCGTCCAGCAGCGTCGGCACCGCTCAGCACAGCACAGGCCCTCAGCTCGGGGTTATGCGTCCTGGCGTCGTCCAGCAGACGGCCCATATCAGCCAGCGCCCACATATCCAGGCTGCGGGGGGCGAACGGCACTACCACCACACCAGACAACACCAGCGCAGCCCGTAGCGCGGCGCTGTCGCGTCCCCCGGCGTCGATAACCACCGCGTCGAACTTTGCCGCTTCAGCCTTCACCAGCTTGTGCAGGTCGTCACCGTCAGGGATGTGGCTGCAATGGATCAGCGGTAGGTGGCCGGCCTGGCTGCGGATGGCGATCGCCGTGCTTGCGGTGCCCTGCCGGTCGCCATCGACAAGCCACACGCTGCGGCCTCGGATGGTCAGGGCGATGGCCAGATTCAGGGACAAAGTGGACTTGCCAACCCCGCCCTTAGTGTTGCCGATGGTGAATATCATTCTGATAGCCCTTTGATTGCACTATGCAAGCATACAGCCATTCAAACACCGGGGGGGGGGGGTCAGTCCCAGGGCGGTGAATCGTCGTGGGGGCCTTGGGATTGAGGTCGCGCACCACCAAGCTGACCGGAAAACTGAGGTGGCGCGGCTTGCGCCACCTCACTATTTGCAGCCTCTACGGCTTCGGGCGGCGGCGCGCTTGTCCTGCCCTGGCGCTTCAGCAGCTCGGCAACGATAGCGGCCATGCTGTTCAACAGTTCTTCGGTGGTGGCCTCGCTTGCGGCGCTCACGCCGATGATGGGTGCGCCCATGCGCTTGATGCTTGTCTTGCAGGTCTTGAACTGTTGAACTTGATCGGCTGTCAGCTCCCGGCCTATGGCTGCTTCAATCCAGCCTTGCTGGGGTGGCCACTCAATGCCCAAGGCTTCGATCTGTAGGCGTGTCCAGGCACCTCGGGGCGTGCGGTTTTCTAGGATGAACTGGCGTGTGATTTTCATGATTGGCATTCTCTCGCGCGCGCGCGTGGATACGGGTACGGGACGCCTTGCCCCCAATCATGCCGCTTCGCGTCACCGGCCTACCGGCCTTTCAGTGGGGACAAGCCTACCGGCGCTGTAGCCGCGCCCCCCGCTGGTGCGGGTCCCCCCCGGCTTGCTTCGATAAATCGAATTTGAGCCGGGGAAAACTTGCCCCGAAGCGGGGTCATCTGCTATTCAAACATCTGCTCTTTGCGGGGGGGCCGGTTGCTCAGCCGGAAAGCTTCCCCTAACCCGCAAGCAAGCGAGTTAAAGGGCTTTCCGTGTTCTGTCTGCTCCCCGGGGGAGGCTCGGAGACGAACCGGGCAATCAGGCGGGCGCTCGCCGATCACAGCCGCGTTCACAGGTTGCGCCCTGCCCATCACCCGGTCGCGGCTTACGCCTCTCGGTGGCACTTTGGATGGTTCCCGCTGTAGTGCCTAAGCCACGCCATGCCAGCCGGGGGCAGTTTGCCGGGGTGGGTCAAGTTGAAGGTGACCCCAGCAAGTGCCGACGTGCAACATGGTGCGCAGTCAGTCCGGGGTTTTGGCATAATCACTCAACGGAGCGATCAGGCGTTTACCCGCTGTACATAACTGTTTTGCTCCCAGAAAGCCACTCACCCTTGCCGGGGTAGGTGGCTTTCGCATTTCTAGTGCTCTAGGTGCGAAAACTCAGGCGCGATGGTACACCACGGCACGGGGTCTCTACAGGCGTTTTTTTGCTTGACATAACGCCGCACGTGGAATCTCACCCCACCAGGCGCGTGCGCGGCTGCTCACGCTCTTAGTTACGGGAAATTTATTACCCGTAACCTCACGGGCGCGTGCGCGACTGCTCACACAAGCTCTGCAAATTTGCAGAGCACAGCAGTCTTCGCGGGCGCGTGCGCGACTGCTCACCCCACCAGGCGGCACATCAGTTGCAGCTCAGCCCTGGCGCTTTTGACGTGGATCACGGCGGTGATGTTGTACAGGTCGGCACCGTGCACCACCCGCATGGCAGGGGTCACACCGGGTCTGTAGCGCATCGTGATCCTTGCCGTCACTTCGGTGGTGATCGCAGCAGCAGCCAGAAACTCACGGCCTTGCAGCGGGTGCACGCTTGCCCAGGTGGTGAACACGTCCGCCCAGGCGTCGGGCAGTGGTTGGCCAATGGCATCGGTGCCACCACCGGCCATGGTTTGCAGCGTCACCCGCTCGCTCAGGGCACCAGCCGAGATCACGCGTACACCCGGTACGGTGCCAACAGCCGGTGAAACGTCAGGTTGCCGTGTAGCTGCCGCTCACCAATGTCCTCACGCTGCGCATACAGGCCAGCAGCAGCCAGCAGGATTGCGGCCTTGATCGGGGCGGCGGCGCTGTCGTCCAACGGTGTGGCGGTGCCTAGGTGCTGCTCTACGCTGGCGATGGCGGCGCTCAAATAGAGCTGTAGGCCCGCGTCCTCATCATCGTGGTCGATTCGGCAATGCAGCTTCAGGGCGTACAGGGAAAC